AAAGAGCAATATCTTTAAGTGGTGCAGCAGGTCCCGATCCTTTTAGGTTTGTTAAACATTCAGGAATTCTTTCAGAATTGGGAATGAGCTATTTTCAACCAAATACAATGGCAAGATTTATGGCTGGATCTGATACCAGTATGGGAACTGGTTCTGTTGGAAGATCTATTACTCAATCTAAAATTTTAGCAACAAATACGATGACACAAAGAATGAAGGTAAGATATAGAAATCAAGCAGGCGAACTTGCAGAAGGGAATCTTTTTGATCTCGCAAGAACACAACCAGGAGTTCGTTTGGTTGAACAAGATGCGGTAGATGCTACAAACACTTTGATTCCGATAGGTGGAGCAGTTAGCGTAGACCAAACAACTAATGTGACTGCAGGATCCCTCAATAGGGCCAGGCTTTCTAAGGTTTCTGGTGAAGATGAGGTAATGTTTAATATTTATATAGCCGGAGAAGGAACAACTACCGAAGAAGCACAAATACTCGCAGACTCCCTAGTGCAAGCCGCAAGAGAAGAAGTTACCAGTCTTGATTCCAGATTGCTTGATTCGGATGATTTAGTAGATATAGATCCAGAAGAAGTACGACACATGCAAGAGAGTTTAGAAGAAACAAGATTTTTTTTAGCCGAGATAGATGCGCCCTTTGATCATAATAATCCCGAAAGTCACGCAAGTCACGCAAGAACGCAACTGGTTGAAACATTAAAAAGTCAACGGAGTTTCCATTGGGACAATAAGCGGTGATCCCGCAAGGGGAATAGAAGATGCAGTCAGGCAAGTTAGCGTTACTCCTGAAATGGATACGTTATTGGGTAATAGAACGGCAAGAGTTATTAATATAGGTGACGAAGGGGCAATACTTTCACCTTTTGAAAGATCAGACTTGGCAACGGACGCCACAGGAGCAGCAAGAGATGCATTGGAAGTTGCAACAGAAAATGCCGCAAGAGACTCACAAGCAGTAACGGTAGCCAATGCTTTAAGTGATGCAGTAGATGAAAGGGGTATTGCTTCTGATGTAAGTCAAGAAATGAATAATTTAAGAATTGGAAGAACATTTAATGATAGATTTGGCTCTACTTTAAGAGCATATCAAAGATATAAAAAACCGGTGGCAATTGGTTTGGCGGCACTAACTGCCGTTGGTGTTGGTTACTATGGTTACAAGAAAATAAGTAAAAGACAAGAATATGACGAAACGATGGAAGAACAGCCTATGATGCCAGCGATGGCTCCAAGGCAGGATTTGATGATGGAAGAATCCTCAATGTCGCCGTATTCAAGAATACAAGATCCTCTTTCCACTGCTGGAGTAGTTGGAAATTTGGATAGAAGAAAAATTAATCATACTGCAATGGGTCCAAATAAATATGATTATTTATTTAGTTAAATTACGGAGAAATGTTATGCCAGCAATAAGACAAATGGCGGGTAGGGCAGTGAATTTCATATCGCGTCGTATGCGCCCTGCCGCTGGTCCACCAACACCTTTGAGGCATATGGCTGGAAGATTCGCTGGTCGCATGGGTTCGGTCGGTCGAGCCGTATCCAATGCTCCTGGTGTTAAGAAAGCTGGAATGGGCCTACTTATTGGTGGCGCAGCAGTGGGTGGATTGATCGCAGGTACAAAGTCTGTTTTTGACGCTGCTCAGGATGTGGCTTTTGATGATCCAGAAGCAGACAGAAAATTTACTGGACAAGATTTTGGTCCTGGTTTTTATGCTTCGCAAATGGCTGGTGGACCTATTGCTGAAATAGGCAGAGCTGCTTCTCCTTTGGGCGCTGGAGGTAGGGCTAAAGCTGCTTTTATGACTGGAGTTGGTGGGCTTGCTGCTACTGCTGGGGGTATTTCTTTGGCGGCAGGAGGTTTTGGTGCAATTCGGAGTATCAAAAGGTTTAGGTAAATTCAAAGAAAGATTTATTAATAGACCGGCAAATACCGGTGCAGCAAGAATTATTGGTTCTTTAGGCAAAAGCAGCGTAAAAATGGGTGGTGCACTTAGTCTGACTGCTGCAGGGGTTGCTGCTGGTGGATTATATATGGCTAAAAAAAGTTTTGATGGAGCAGTTAAAAGAATGCAAGATAATCCATATGTTGATCAAAGAAGAAGAATTCAAGGCTCAAATATAAATGATACTCCGTCGATAAGAAGAAGACTTGGTGCTTCGGGTGAAATGGTTTTGCGGAATGCAAAATGCTAGAAGAGGATACTAATAATGGCTGATCCTATGTATGGTAATGCGCCTGAAGTAGAAGAAGGTGCAAGTCCCTTTGGTGTATATAGTGAGTTTACGGCTCCAACTTCTTTCCAAGCTTTCATGGGCTTCAATGCGATGAGAGGTTCAAACACCATAATGAAAGGTGGTTTTTTAGACACCAATAGAACCAGTGGACGTTTCTTTAAAAGAAATGATACCTTAAGAAGATTTAAGGGATCTGGTTCGGCTAGAAGATTAACAGGAACTAGTTATGCTGATATGGTTGGTGATCGATTCAGGCCGGGTTCTTCAGTTTTTGGTGGATTTTTCCAAACCTTGGGATCAAGAAGAAAAAAAGCTGACTTATCTGTTGGGCATGCTTTTAATGCAAGTACTGGTTTAGCGCAGCTTGATAATGCCGAAGACATAATGAGAGGTTTGGTTAAAGGTGCCGATGGCGGCATACCGATGCCAAAATCAAGACCTAGATTAGTTAATCACCTTGATCCAAGGTCAATGTTTAGAATGCATTCTAATTCTGCAATGATTCAAGCTCCTGGCATGTATTCCCCAATTGGATCAATGGCAAGAACTATTGGTGGATTTGTGCAACATTCTACGATTGGCAAACAGGTGATGAATGAAGCCAGGGCGTATCGTGGAGTTATGTCGGCTAATATTAATGGTACTGTTGGAAGGGGTCTATTAGCAGAGGGAGGTCGAACTGCAGAGCAAGTGCAAGGCATGCTCAGACATAGAGCAGCTGGAGATGATCTTGAGTTAATGAGTGGTGGATTTTTTGCTCAGCTTAGAGCTGGCGGTAAACAAACGACTCTAGAAAAGAAAATAGCGGCCAGACAAGCGGCAGGAAAAGATGTAACAAAATTAAGTAAAAGACTTGCAAAAGCACAACAATATTCAATAGACGCTGCGCGTTTTAATAATCCCGGAGTAGACCCTTTTAATACAAAACAAATTACCCTTAGAGAACTGCAAGCGGCACAGGTAAATGCCAGAACGACTACAGGTAAAAAGGCTACGACGTCACTTTTTGGAATGCCTGGTACTCATAGAGCTGGTGGTGCTGGATTAGCTAAAGAAGCATATTTTATGGAGGGAGCAGATGATGCGAGCAAGAGAATTGTCAACCTTTCTAAGACTGCAGGAGGAGGATTTGAAGCTGTTGATGAATTGAGTGGCAATAGAATATCATTGAATAATTCTGTAGGATCTAGCTTGTATGGATCTCAATCACCGGGCTACAGCGCAAACGTTCTTGCATCGCAACATAGAGGACAGTTAACACAAAGAATGCACGGCTACATACAGGGAGCCACAGGCTATGGTAGGGCGGGAGGATTGAGTGGTCAAGCTTTGGCTGGAGCTCAATCGGCGCAAAGAGACATGCAAATGCTCATGGAGATAATGGAAGGCAAAGGGACTGCAACTAGATCCGGATTTGCTACACGTGCCGGAAGAGTAGCTGATATGCGAGCAGGAAGTGCGACTTTCCAAACAACTGGAAGAGAACTACTTGATGATATAGCAAAAGTTGGTGCAGAAGACGTTACCAAGGTGCGGAAGTTTTGCTAATCGTCGCGGCGGCGCAGGAACAAGGACTCTTCGTACAGAGCAAGAAATGTTAAGACAATTTGATCCATCAGAAAGAACTCTTCGTAGGCTTGGCGTAGATACCGCCGACGATGCAGCAATGAAGGTGATGGCTCGAACCACCGCTGATGATATATTTACGATATCATTAGATCGAGCCGGAGGAGCGATGGCAACAAACAGCAGGTTAGCCACTGGCACTGGTGCATTAAAGCCTGTGACTAGAGAAATAGCAGAAATGACTGCTGGAAGAGTTGCTGCAAAAGAAGTTGCTCATGAGGCATTAGAAAGAGGTCGGAGCAAATCTTTTCAAGATGTATGGAGCAAAAGGTGGATTTCAGGCTTTAGCTTCAAAACAAGGAGCTAAACTAGCTTTAGCAAGATATGCCTTACCAGCCATGAATATAGCTAATCCAATATTGACCGCACAAGCGGTGTATGATATAACAAAATTGGTAGCGACAAAAGTAATAGGTGGAGGAGCTAAACTTGCCCGAGACGCCATGAAGTCAATGCAAGGAACAATTAATAAACCAGCATTTGGAATGGGATATGTAGATAATGAAGTAGCGGCAACCTCAAGGGCAAGAGGAGTGATGGCAATACAAAACTCAAGACTAAATGCAAGAAGCGCACTGGGGTCCGAAGGCGGAATGCTTGCCGCGCACTTCGGTTAAATTATGACTAGCTTAAAACAAAAAACAAAACAATTCAGACAAAAACTTGAATCTCTTTCAAAAGAAGATTTGCTCGAAATAATAAAATCTCAAGACTTTGAAACGATCAAACAGATAAATAGAATAGAATGGGTTTTTGAAAATAAGTTGTCACACTTGACGTGGGCAGACGGAACACAAATTGAATCTAGACCTTTGACAAACAAGGAACTTTCCCTCTTAGTCGACGAACCTTTTGAGGTAGACTCAAACCTGTTAAGCGCAGGTTTATCGGCTGAGCAACAAAAACAAATTCACATAGCTAAAGACCCATGTTTGTGGGCCAGGCATTTTTTGGACATTGAAACAAGAGTATATCAAACATTGATGTTAAGAGATCCTTCTTTAAGAAAAGTTCTTAGAGCAGGAAGACGTTTGGGTAAAACTTTTACTATGGCCGTTTACTTGTTGCATTACAGCTACACACATAAAGATGGAAGATGTTTGGTTGTTGCTCCCATGAAATCTCACGTTGAATTGATATATCAAGAAATTGTTAGATTGGCATCAAAAAATGATATAGTCTTTAATTCTATAACTAGAAAAGTAACAAGTCCACAATTCATGATACAATTTTCGAATGGTTCGACTATTAGGTTCTTTACCTCCGGAATGAGATCGGGAGGTAAGTCTGACGTTGCTCGTGGTCAGGAAGCTCACGTTATAGTTCTTGACGAAATGGACTACATGCATAACGATGATCTTGACGCCCTTTATGCAATGCTTCAAAAAACCGCAGAAGATCAACCTGACAAAGTTTTGATAGGAGCTTCTACTCCTACTGGCAGAAGAGAAAAATTTTGGGAGTGGTGCAGAAATGCAAGATTTAAAGAGTTTTGGTTTCCTTCATATGCAAATCCATTTTTTTCAAAAGAGCAAGAAGAAGAATTTAGAGAACAATATTCTGCGATGGGATATCGACATGAAATAGAAGCAGATTGGGGCGAAGATTCAGAGGGCGTATATCCGAGAAAATTTGTGGATGAAGCTTTCACAAATGATGGATGGGCCTATGTTCCTGAAGTAAGGTCTGCAAGAAGTTTCCATGTCATGGGAATAGACTGGGATAAATATGGAGCAGGAACAAACATAGTTGTTTTAGAAGTATGTTCTAACAACTATGAAGAAGATCAATTCAAAGACAAAGTAAGAATCTCTCACAGAGAAGAAATACAAAAATCAGAATATACTTTAACCAAAGCGGTCGACAGAATAATAGAGCTAAATGCGTCGCTTAATCCAAAACACATTTATGTAGACAGAGGATTCGGAGAAGTTCAAGTAGAGCTTTTGCATAAACATGGAGTAGAAAATCCTCACACAAGACTAAGAGAAAAAGTTAAGGGATTAAGCTTTGCGGAAACAATCGATGTTAGAGATCCGTATACTAAATTAATGATTAAAAAAGAGTTAAAACCCTACATGGTTGATAATCTTAGACAATATTTGGAAAGAGGTCAACTTTGTATTCCGTCAACAGATGATGAAATGTACATGCAACTAATATCTTATGTGGTGGTAAGAACCACTCAAACTGGTAGACCTGTCTTTGAAGCTTCTGGTTCTGCCGTAGACCACGCACACGATGCACTACTATTGGCGTTGTTGGCGGTGGCAGAAAATTATGGAGAATTTAGTAAATTACGTCCTGCCACAAATATAGAAACTGTTTCTAATAGTTTTTTTATTCCTCAACAACAATTCATTAATTCAGATAAAGAATCCGATGGAAAAAACGCTACAAGTAGAGTTGATAAATTAAAATATGATAAAATGAAAGTTCGGATTTAGAAAAAAATCAACTAAAACTGTTAAAAGAAATATGTTTTAAGGAAAATTAACATGTCTATCAACACTCCAAATACGCCGGGTTCGTCAAATATTTACACTTACAACGTTAAGCCTGAAGTTGATTCTTTGATAGAAGAAAACATAAGGAATCAACAAGATTTAGATAATCTTAATTTTATTTTGCCCGGTGCAGCATCTTCGGTTCGTTTTGATCAAATTCCGATAGTCTCTGTTAAATCAGAACTGCTATCAACATATAATATAATTAACAATCTTTTGGCTGAGTTAATTAACACTCTATCAAGTGTAAATATTCGTTCCGATTTAACAACAGCTTTAATTAATGCACACCATGAAGTTTGTGATCAAGTTTTATCAAAAAAAATACAAGTTGCTCCTAGCCACATCAGTTTTGAGGAATATTCTTATTGTCTTAGAAGTAAAACACGAGCTTGTAGATTATTAATTGCTGAGTACGAAATTTTAATTTCTGGAACCGTCGTCGGATATTACTACGACATAATGTCAGTTTATAATTCTATAGCAGAAGAATTAAGGCAATTGATTAAATTTATGGACCTAACAATAGGGGAGGAATATGACGATGAAGTCGAGCAAACTTTATCAAAAGAAATTTTTTACTGGGCAAAATCGTACAAAGAATATACGCAACTGTTTGCCAAAGAAGTCTTCGCAAATCCACCAACAATTCCAGAAGCCGAAATGGATTCTATCGGCCAAATTCAAGCAGCACAATTTAAAGCATTTTTTTCGATCAAAGTAAATTCGTATAATTCAGAAGTTAAAAAACTTCTTCGGTCTTTTAAAAAGAGAGTTAGTAGATACATGTGAAATGTACTACATGAATTTTTTAAGTCCGGCAGTAAAATCTAGAAGTTTAGTAGTCTACCCTTTGGAATTAGGTCTTTTGTCGAGCAACATGAAAAAATCTGCACCACTACTTGCCAAAGAAGTAGTTACTGCCTCTTCCACGGTAAATGGCAACCTTGCATCTTTATTGGCCGACTTTAAGCAAAGAAAAATTAATACAGAGAATAGGTTGATGGGTATTCTAGCAATGATTAGAGAAAAATATAAGTACTCATCTTATATAGCTCAAATGGAAAAAAAGTGTGGAATGAAAAGTAGTCAAATTTTTATTACTCCTGTAGATAGTTCGTTTGATGCATTTTTTGCTAATTCCTACAGTAATGAAGAAAGAAGGCAAAGCTTAAAATCAAGTCATAAATATTTTTCAAATTTAGAAGATGACGATCATCCGCAGTATCTATTAAAAACAGGGGGAGAAATATCGGGCGATATTTTGATGGCCGATAATTCTACTATAGGTGGGATACATATACCAACTCATTCTCATGACGGTTCAGATGGAAGTGTAAAGATAAAAGCAAGTTCGATAGACTATTCGCAGGACAGGATCGAAGTATCGGAAATGAGTTCAGAAAAAATATTGATAGATGTAGATAGTTTTAGTCAAAAAATAACTTTAGCAGGCGATCCCTTAATCGACATGACTGTAAATGTTAGATTAGATGAAAATTTAGATTTAGATGATG